TAACTTATAATAAGAAAGAGGTTAAATATGACGTTCACTCATAAAGTAGTGAAACTACCAAATCTAGTAACCACGACTCTTAATAAAAAAAGGTTTTATAATACACCAGAAGGTGCGATGCTTCCTTCAATTACAACTGTTCTTTCTATTCGTAAGAAAGAAGGGTTGATTGAATGGCGTAAGCGTGTTGGTGATGATGTTGCAAATTATATATCAAGAAATGCGATTAGAAGAGGCATTAAAATTCATGAAATGTGTGAAGACTATCTTAACAACATGAATGATGATGCTTTATTTGAAACATATGAAAAAGAACATTTTCTATATTGGTGTTTGTTCAAACAATTGAGGGATCAAGCTTTATGTGATATAGATAACATTTATGCTCAAGAGGTGGGACTTTATAGTGATAAATATAAGGTAGCGGGTCGTGTTGACTGCATTGCAGAATATAATGGTGTATTATCAGTTATAGATTTTAAGACATCGACTAAAGAACGCACAGATGATTGGAATGAAAATTACTATATACAAGGTGCTGCATATGCAGAAATGTTTGAAGAAAGAACAGAAATTAAAGTTAATCAAATAGTAATTCTAGTAGTTACGGAGGATGGCACTGTTCAAAAATTTGTTAAAACCAAATATCCATTTTTAGAACTTTTAGTAGAATCCGTTACTAAATGGGAGGAAAGAAATGAAATTCCTAAGTCCACTGGTAGTGATGTTTCTATTGATGGGATGCTCAACAAATAATTTTATGGTTACGGATGAACTTGCTGGTTTGTGCAGTAATTGTAAACCTACAGAGAAAGCAGAAGTCGTGTCTGTAGAACCTATACCTATACCTACACCAAATAAAAGATTGAATATTCCACCACAGATGTTACAACAAGGATGGAAAGAAAGTAGTAAAGCTGTCTTATGTGGCCCACCAGAACAAGTATTACGTTCTGTAAAAGCTTATGGGGAAAAGCCTTATATGTATTGGCAAGACCCAAATTTAAATACTACTGTTATGGTATTTAAGAGTATAGAAAAAGATACACTTACCGTTGTAGAAAATGCCAATCCTCAACTGGCATGTATTATTTCTAATGGAACCCAACTCCATATAGAAGAAGACCCATTTGAAAAGGGTAGATTACGTGATGCTGGTAAAAAGAAAAGTTCAGATTTGTTAGAAATAAAAGAAAAAAGGGATTGACAAATACGGTTCAATGTGGTATAAATATAATAACAATTCGTTGATACGGATTGAAAGACGTACAGGACACGGGTGCAATTCCCGTCGCCTCCACCAAAAGGAGATTAAAATGCCTTTTAAAAATGTCTTAGGGGATTACGATGATGACGAATCCTCTAGTACAAGAGATTGCTAAATGGATGTTTAAAGCCTATATCGGTTGGAGCATTTGTGCAGATTTGATAATTGTTGGTGGTATTGTTTACCTAATCTTTTTTTGATGGGGGCGAATTAGGATCGACTGGCGTGGAATAGAGAAGTGGAGAATTGTCGGGTGACTCCGTAATTGGTCAAAACTATAAATGCGAATGATAATTTTGCATCTGAGGATTATGCACTAGCTGCTTAATCCCAAGGAGTTCGGTGGGTACTTAGCAACAGAAACCCACCACTTTATTGTAAGGAGTTTTTGGTTATGTTGTATTGAATGATTATATAAATGTATTAACCAAATGAAAAACAGTCCCGCCAGGTGACATGTGATCTTGGAATGTCGGACCCGGCCTGAGACTAAAAATCGAGGCCTCCTTTTAGGTTAGTCGCTTAATAGACTCGTGTGGAGTCAAAGGTTAACTCCACAACAATAACGGTTAGAGAGGTTAAGTTAACTGACCAAAATAAACCGCCCAAAACTAACACAGTGTCAGAGAGGTGGCGGGACACTGGGAAGCAAACCTCTCCCGTTATATTTTTTATATAGGATGAAATATGTCATTAAACACGCCTAAAAATTTTACAATGGAAATTGAAAATATCGTAAAAGACAAAAAATTAACACACATGGATGCAGTTCTTTGGTATTGTCGTAAAGAAGGAATCGAACCTGATACGATTAATTCTCTCATTTCAAAAGGTCTTAAAGAAAAAATAGAAGCAAATGCAAGGGATTTAAACTTTCTACCAAGACAAGCCCAACTACCAGTTTAGGAGATACTATGTTTGCACTACTATTACTACTTCCCCTACTATTCTATTCAGTGAATTCAGACTTTTTTGATCAAGTTGATAAAGAGAGAGCAGAAGGTGCTGAATGGCACTATGTAGGAGTAAAGGAACCTGATCCTGCTGCTAAGTCTCTTCACCTACAATGTTATGATGAAGAAAATGATGAATACTGTGGTGATCCATACATATTGTGGAAATTGAAAAAGGATAACTAGTGTCTTATTATACATTGAAGGTTCCAAGTGGAACCTATACAAGCGATAATTTATTGTGGTTGTTGTTTGCACTATTTCGTCATAGACTATCCCATTTGTTCAAAGATGGAAAATTTATTGATTGATGCAGCCAATTGATGTATATCAAATGTACTGTGCAATGAAGGCTCATTTTAGTAAATCAAATTATGACTTCATTAAGTACGGAGGCAAAACAAAAGTTTCCAGAGATTCCTTTTGGAAGCGCAATGACAGATATTTTTTCGTTAAGATTTCTAAGAAATATAACAACGATGAAATCAAAGATTATCTTCTGTCAAATTTTATTCAAAACCGCAATGGTTATATTGCAAACTTCAACGATCAAAATTATGAAAATTGGTTAGACCGTAAAATGATGTTTTATAACATTTTCCAACAAGAACTTAAACCATATATCAAAAACTTTGAGCCACTATTTGAAATCAAAGGTGGTAATCATCCAACATTATTAAAAGAGTATCTAGGAAAAAGAGTATCATTAGAGACAATGGTAATATTGGATGAGTTGGTTGATTTTAGCAAAAAGTGGGACGAACAATTAGGAGATGATGTAGTGTGGCCTGACATAAAGAATTTGATGAAAAATTACAAAGGGTTCTTGACAATTAACAAAAATAAGTATAGAATGAAACTACTAAGTCTTATAGAGGAGTCCAGTTAATGGAAGTTACAGTACACCTAGACGGTGATCCCGATATTCGGGTAGAAGGATTTTTTGCTGCAAAAGTAAAAACCCTTGAGAGTCGAGTTAAGGAACTTGAATTTGATAATGCTGAGTTGGTCGATATCAATCAAGAATTAGAAGATCGAGTTGATAAACTTGCATCCAGACTACCAGCATGGCCGAAGGGATATCGCCCTCGTAGATATAACAATACACACAAATAGATGATATGCCGATATAGTATAATGGCATTACAGTAGATTTGTAATCTTCAAATGGTGGTTCGATCCCATCTATCGGCACCAGTTCTGAAAGGCTTCAAGAGATGAATAAATATAATGGTGAATATAACACAATGACGGTTGACAGAATAATTATGTTGATGGAAGAAATTGCAATTTTTAGAAGTCGATTTCAAGAACATGATACTGGAAATTTAAAAACTGCTGTGAATGTTTTAGAAAACAGAGTGAAGGAGCTAAAAGACAGAATTCATGATTGACATAGGAGAATAGAATGGTAGCATATTCTTACGCAGACATTAATCCTGCTATGGGATCATATGAAGATATGAACATAGAGGGGTATGAAAAGGTTATTCATGCTACAGAAAAATCTACTGGTCTAGATTGTTACATTGCAATACATTCTACAGAACTAGGTCCAGCTCTTGGTGGTGCTAGATTTTGGAAATATGAAAAAAGTCATGATGCAATAGAAGATGTGTTAAGACTCGCAAAGGGTATGACATATAAAAATAGTCTAGCAGGACTAGATGCTGGTGGTGGTAAAGCAGTAATCAATTTACGTGACACTGAAAAAACACCAGAACTATTAGAAGAGTTTGGTAAGGTAATAGACTCACTAGAAGGTAAGTACATTACCGCTGAAGACGTTGGTAGCGAACCAGCAGACATGCAGGTGATTAGTAAGACAACCGACCATGTTGTTTTAGCTGATAGAGATCCTAGTCCAGCAACATCATTGGGTATCATTAGAGGTATGGAAGCATCAGTAAATTTTCTTAGAAATGAAATGGCACCCGGCCAAAGTTTAAAAGACTTACATATCGCCATACAAGGATTGGGTCATGTTGGTATTACTCTTGCAGAGATGTTACATCAGAAAGGTGCTCGGTTAACTGTTGCAGATTTAAATAGGGATAAATGTGAGCTAGCTGTAGAAAAATTAGATGCAGTTATTTTAGATACAGATAAAATTCTTGGAGCAAATTGTGATATCCTCGCACCATGTGCATTGGGTCATGCAATTAATAAGGAAACTGTTGAAAAATTAAAATGCAAAATTTTGTGTGGTGCTGCTAATAATCAGTTGAGTACTTCAATGATAGGGTATGCATTAAAAGACAAGGGTATTATTAATGCACCAGATTTTCTCGTTAATGCGGGTGGAGTAATTGATGCATATAAAGATTTTGGTTTTATACCTACAGATTTTCATGTAGCAAATATCATTGACGGAATTTATGACAGAACAATGCAGTGCCTACGTGAAGCTAGACAGAAAAATTTTCCTACTAATTTGGTTGCTGAAATGATGGCTGAAAAGAGATTTAAAGACAAATCAGGTGATCATGAAAAACAGCTTTTACTGAAATTGAATAGAAAAGATGAATGGCCAGGTCCAGGCGTGACACAGGGCGTGTAATGGAATCAAATAAAGTATTAGTTATTGGTAACGGTGAATCTAGATCATGGTTCAAACCAGATTACATACACAGGTTGCCTCGCCGAGATGTTATAACATGGGGTTGTAATGCAATCTATCGTGACGGTGTTGTTCATAATCTTGTTTCAGTAGATTATAGTATGCAACAGGAAATATATGATTCTGGTTATTGTTTAGACAATCCA